GAAGTATCATCCCGACAGACGAAGGCGGTCGGCGCCGTCCTGTCGGGGGGTGCCTTTCGCGTAGCGAAAGGGCGGGGGGCGGCAGCCCCCCCCCATACTCGCCGGACCTCATCCGGCGAGGTGGTACTGGTACTGAGCATATATATATATAGGGGAAATCTCAGTACCAGTACCGCTCATGTCCAAGGAATCAGGGTGTTTCTCCCTCGTCCTGACCCGTGGCATCCTTGTAGAGCTTCAACACCTTGCCACGCTCCGTCGGGAGATCGCACCCCTCCGGTCTGCGCTCCCCGGTGAGCAGCCTGCAGAGCCCGTTGCCGCTCGTGATGCCATAATCTTTGATGATCTTGCGTGCCTCCTCCAGGCGGCCCTCCTCGGTCAGACCCTTGGGTTTGTACGCGTCAAGATAGCTGCGATCCTTGTGCTGGGCGATCGTCCTCCTGTTGACCAGCCTTCTCAGCGCCTTGTTGAGGTCAGCCGCCTTTGGGTTGAACTTGCTCTTGATCCTCACCCTAACCGCATCAAGGAGGACATCCGTCAAGATGCCGTCGAGTTTCGTTGCCTCGCTCTTCTGGAACACCTCAAGGATCGCGGTCTCAAGGGCCTGGGATCGCTTCGCCTCTTCTTCCTCCAGGGCCTTATCCGCCTCGGCTTGCGAGGCCGGGACCAGGGCCGGGCCGACGAGCGGCTTCCCAGTCATCTTGTCCAGGATGGGCACCCCGAGCTTGGTCGTCCGGTTCTGCGGGAACTCTTGGATCTTGGCCGTCGAGATGATTCCGTCCTCTCGCTTCCCGTAGGACGACTTGAGCTGGGTCAGGTTGAGCATCTTGGACGAGTCCTCGGTGATCGTCAGGATCGAGTCGAAGCACGCCGTGAGGGCGGTGCTGCCGCGGACCCGGTCCATGCCCGTGACTGGAACGCCACTCTGCATGGACTTGCCCGTGTGGTGGGTGGCTGCCCATGCGACGCCGTATTTGTCGCTGGCGTTCGCCAGGGCTCGAATGGCTGGCGTGACCACGGCCGAGTCGTTCTCGTTGGCCGAGCCCAGACAGATGCTCAGCGTGTCGAGGATGATGAGCGCCGGAAGTTGGCCGTGCTTGATCTTATACTTGAGGATGAGCGTCTCGATCGAGGGGGCTCGCTTGACCTCGTCACCTAGTTCAGGTCCCCTGCTCACGATCTCCAGCGGGAACTTGCCCTTGCGTGGAAGCTTCGCGTAGGTCCTGTAGGCAGCGAGACGTCCGGTCCATGTCCTGTATTTCTCGGCCGAACAGATGAGCACGCCACCGGGCGTGGTCTTGAAGTTACGCCATGGCAACCCATGAGTGAGCGTCAAGGCGAACTCAGCCGCATGAAGCGACTTGCCAGCGCCGGGCGCCGCCACGAGTAGGGTGCAACCGCCCTTCGGGATCAGGTCCTGGATGACCCACTCGGTCTCGGGCAGTTGGTCGATCTTCTCCTCGTCGAACCATTCGCCGCCAAACGGATCCTGATCCGTGAGTGCAACGGACCGCAGGAGCTCCTCGATCGAACCGCCCGCGTGATAGGCCTGGATGATTCGCGCCTGCAGCGCCTCCGGGGTCTCTGGCGGCTTGGACTGGGGAGCCTTCGGCACAATCTCGTGGCCCGGCGCCATCGGCGGGTAGGCTGGCTCGACGCGCTCCTGCGCCTTGAGTTCGCGCTCCTGCTCCTCCTCATACTCGCGGATCGCGTCGCGCTCGGCCTGATCGTCCGGGTCCGGCGGCGGCTCCATGGGCAGGAGTTGCGTCGCCTCGACAAGTTCGAGCAGCTTGTCGAACGTGCCGCCATTGGCGAGCCAGTCCACAACGTCGCCACCCTTGGGCAGGCCGGGCAGCCTCAGCACACTCACGCTCTTCACCCGGGCGAGCCGCAGCGCCTCGATCACGTCGCGGCAATAGTCCTCGCCCGGCTCGTCGTTGTCCGGCAGGATGCAGATGTTGGCGCCCGCGAGCGGCGCCCAGTTGGTCTTGCGTGCGGCCTTGGCCCCGCCGGACGATGTCACGGCGAGCAGGCCGATCTCGGCCAGTGCCTCGGCGCACTTCTCGCCCTCGACCACGAACACGTTGCGATACTTCGGGTCGGTGCGCGATAGCTCGAACAGGTTGTAGATCGGTCGCGGCTCAGGCATGGCGCCAAGGACCACCTTGCTGCCTTCGTTGAACAGCGGCCTGTAGGTCTTCTCGCCGTTCCACAGTTGAATCCGCAGCACGGTGCCAACGTCGTAGCCGGACTCGTTGCGATAGGTGTAGCAGCCGGTGACCTTGCCGGTCCGCGAGTATCTGGCGATCGCTGCGTTCAGGTCAGGGAACTCCTCGGGCTTGGACTTGGGTTCAGGGGTGCCGTAGCTCAGCTTGGAGGCGCCCGGACCACGCGACGGGATCCTCGGGCTCGGAAGCGCATAGATCCGAGGGACGCCTCCGGTCAACCGGTCGATGGCGCCAAGCACTGCCTCCTGGCTGCACCCGGCGAAGCAGTGCGCTACGTAGCCGCGCTTCGTGTCGGGGGCCCGCTTGATCGACAGCGACGGGTTGTTGTCGTCGTGCGCAGGACAGCAAGCCATGCGCGAGTCGCCGTCGCCGCGGACGCCGCTGAGATGCGAGAGAACCAGGTCGAACTGGTCGTGGAAGGAAGCAGAGATTCCGGTCATGAGAGGCTTGCGACGCCAGGGTTCTCTGCTACACTGCACAAGCACGAGTCTTGTAGCTTGCAGTGCACCAGAGCCCCGGCAGGGCGTCGAATATCCGGCCGGGGCTCTTCTCTTTACCGCGGCCCCCGGCCCGGGACAAGAGCCCCAGCCTTGACCGAGACCGCATCCGCCTGCATCATCCCCCACGGCTTGGAGATGATAGAGGGCTCCCCCACTAGGGTTTGTAGCTTTGCCTAGTGGGGGCTTTTTCTCGCATCCCGCGGAGAATCGCTCTGGCCGAGCGCGCGCGATAGCGCTGTGCGAGGATGGACTGCCCCAAGGAGCCTACCCTGATCGCGGCAGCCGTTGGGGTGGACTGCCGCGACGCTGGTTCTTCGCCGATGGTCAGTCGGCGCGGCGCGCGATGAAGCTCCGTCACAGGTGGGGGCGCGCCACCAGCAGCCCCTCGGGGCGTCCGGTGTTCGATCAGTCGCTCTCAGGGTGGGGCAGCTTCTTCGCCGCCTTCGGCGCGTTAGCCGCATCAGCCCTGGCTAGCTCCAGGTTGAGTTCCAAATGGATCTGCTCGTATCGAGCACGCGACCGCGCGCGCATACAGAGCAAGCATCCGCCGCCATGCACGTAGCGGATATCCGTGTCGCAGGTTCGGCACTTCTTGTTGCTGCGATAGACACGGTGCCCGGCCCGAGCAGCACGCAGCTTCGCGCTGCGAGCGCCTTCGGTCGGCTCCTGCTGGATCAGGTCGTGGTCGTAGAGGTTGATTGACTTGCCGCGATAGAGCGCGCGCATCGCGTTCTTCGCCCTGAGATGGTGACTCACAGGATCTTCTCCCAGCGGCCTGACTTGATGGTGCCGTCGCGATAGCGCAGCTCCTTGAGTCGCGCATCGAGACACGCATCGAGCGGCAGGCCGAGTTGCTCGCTCGATGCCGTGAGCAGGATCAGTATGTCCGCGATCGCCTTCGCTACGCGCTCCGGCCTGCGCAGCGCCACGTTCGCTTCGAGTCGCGCCATGCGCGTCACGAGCTGGTAGTGCTTCTCGACGAGCGATGTCTTGTGGACTAGCTCGCGCGCGTCGAGCCACGCCCTGGCGCGTTGCCAGAGCGGAGGCTCGACTTCCTTAGCTTTGCGCGATGCCATGATCAGAACGGCAGCGCAGGATCGTCACTCGCGGCAGGCACGCGCGGACCCTTATCGTCGCGCGGCTCGAAGCACGAGATCATCACGCTGTCCGAGCCCTCCTTGAAGGGAAGCCCGGCGAGGTTGATCGCACGCTGCAGCACGAGGAACATGCCGCCCTGCTCGCCCTCGAAGGCGGCGCCGATGTTCAAGTAGCGCTTCTTGGTCTCGCCGCCCTTCTGGTAGGTGCCGGTGACTGCAACTAGGTCGTAGAGTTTCTTAGCCATCTTCGTTCTCGGTTGTGGTGGGTTCGCCCGCGGGTTCAGCCGGGGCTTCGTTGGTTGCGATGGACACGGTCACCCTCACCGCGCCACCTTCGGCGGGCCGCGACGCAAGACGCGCCGAGACCACGCAGAATCGTTTATCATTGATCGCCATGCAGTCAGCCAGGGCGTCGATGCCAGACTTCATCCGGCCGACGAGGTTGTCTACGTCGTAGCTCCGGCGCGATGGCGCCGCGAACACGAGGCCAAGCCAGAGCGCTCGCCCGCTATCGCGCAAGGCCTTCACGATGGCGACCGTGTCCGCCGAGCCAGCCATCTGTTCCAGCACGGCAGCGCGCACTCGCGCCTTTGCGCGGATGATCGCGTTGGCACGGGTGCGGTAATGGATCGCCGCGTTCGGGCTCAACTCGATTGCGGGCCACGGTAGGTCAAACCAGACCGAGGGCGCCCCGGATTCTCGGTCGAGCAGATTGCCCTGGGCCGTGAGCCTGAGTAGGTCTACCGCCGCGAAATACTTCGACGGCACCGGCTGTGGCGTAGGGCGCTTTCTCATGTGCTCGTGGATTCTAGTGGGGGATCGACTTCCGAAACAACTTTTCTAGAGAAAGTAGTAGTGCAACGGAACCGATAGGGTAGTGTCACCCGTCCGAGGAATCCCCATGAAAAAGCTCCACAATCATCCGCAGCCCGTGCAAGGCTGCCTCCGTTGCACCGCCGAACGGCTCAACCAGATGCTCATCTGGGAGCCGCTACTCGTACGCAATGCGTGCGACCCTGTGACGGCACGCGCGTCGCGCGTTCACGGCTTTCTGGTTCGCGGCCCGTTCCTCACAGCGATCACCCGCGACGGGATGATCTCCGCGAGCGAGGCCACGTTCTTTCGCCTCGGCTCGGACACGCCGCTCGACATCCACAAGATGTCATCTCAGCAGGAGGACGTCTGAGATGAGCAGCGCCTTCCGCGACACGCTCGCCTCGACCGGCTCGGGCGGGCACTGGTACGACTTCCGCGGCGAGCGCATCGACACGGTGCTCTCGACCAAGGGCGTGCCAATCAAGCCGACCGTAGTCCATGCGCGCAAGCTCGACTTGGCGCCGGGCGTCACGACCATCCTCAAGGCAGCAAACCGCGAGGCGATCAACAGCTATCGCGAGGGCCAGATCCTCGCCGCCGTCAAGCGTCTGCCGCAGCGTCCGACCGAGCCCGATGCCGACTGGTTCGCTCGCGTGATCGAGGGTAGCAAGGAGCACGCGAGCAGCGCCGCCGACTTCGGCAGCGAGTTGCACGCGCGCGTCGAGGCTGGCCTCGGCGACCCGGTCAACGAGGACGTGATCGTGACCGCCGTGGCAGCCGAACTCGATCGCGTGATCCCGGGCAGCCGGTTCGACTGGCGCATGGAAGTGCCCGCAGTCTCGCCCTATGGCTACGCCACGCGCGCAGACCTGTGGCACCCGGGATCCCGCTTCCTCGTGGACATCAAGACCAAGGTTGGCCCGCTCGACGAGCAGGCGATCTGGGCCGATCACCCGATGCAGCTCGCCGCGACCGCGGCAGCACTGCTGTCATCCGTGCCGCCGACCGACTGCCGTCACGCGATCCTGTTCCTGCGCCGCGACCAAGTCGAGGCCCGACTCGTCGAGGTGCCAACCGAGGACATTGCCACCGGCTGGTCCTGCTTCAAACACCTGCTCGCGTTCTGGCAACTGCGCAACCGCGCGCGGCCATCGTGGGCGCAACCGATTCCCTTCTGATCCTAAGTCCAACCAACTGAAAGCTAGCCATGAAGAACATCATCACCGCACTTGCCGCCGCTCGCTCCGAGATGGCGTCCCCCAAGAAGTCCGCCAACAACCCAGCCTTCCGCAGCAAGTTCGCTGACCTTGCCGCGATCCTCGAAGTCACCGAGCCGGTGCTCGGCAAGAACGGACTTGTCGTTACGCAGACCATCCGCGTCGATGGCGAGCACCACCTGCTCGACACGACTCTGTGGCACACGTCCGGCGAGAGCCTCGTCAGCACCGCCCTGCTGGAGCCTGAGAAGTGCACGCTCCAGGGACTCGGCTCGGCTATCACCTACCTGCGTCGTTACCAACTGCAGGCGCTGCTCTGCCTCGCCGCAGAGGATGACGACGGCAACGCAGCCTCAGGGGCGCCGAAGACGACGCCGACCCAGCGCGTCGAGCGCGCGCCAGCGCCCGCGCCAGCAACACCAAGCGAGCCAGCCTCGGCGGCGGCCCTTGCCATGATCGAGGCGATCGCGAAGGCGACCGACCTTCCCACGCTGACCAAGATCGTGGCGCCGCTGTCCGACGCTCAAGGCGAACTCGCGAAGACCCTGTCGGCCAGTGACAAGTCGCATATCCGCACCGCGTTCGTCGCGCGCCGCGGGGAGGTCGCACAGTGAGCACACTTCAGCAGGCTGTATCCATGGCTGCGGGCGGCACCCTCCTCTGGGGGCTGCCACTCCCAGCCGCACGAATCCTACTCTTGATCGAGACGGCGCCGACCCGTGATGCGCTCGACCTCGCCATAGCCCCGCTGGTCGACAAGGCTCACCCGATTCACACCCAGATCACGCCAGCAAACCTGGATGTCCTACGGAAGGCATTTGTCCAATGTCGCGCAAGACTCGTCGTCTAGCGCGGGACCACCAGCGCGAGGAGGAACTCGCGCGCCTCGGGCTGCTCACGCCGTCCGAGGCCGCGCACTTCCTCCGCGTAAGTCTGGCGACGCTGCGCTCATGGCGCCATCGCGGTCGAGGCCCAGCCTTCCTCGTCCTGGGCAAGGTGCAGTTCCGCTATACGTTCGCGGCCCTGATGGAATGGGTGCGATGGCTCGAAGGCGAGAACCCGGGCATTCGACTCGGGATCCGCCGCCAGCGCGGAAGACCCACGATGCGCGCACCGCGCGGTCCTAGGCTAAAGGCTGCGCCTTCGGTAGCTTCACTCGAAGGCCAACCAGCGCCAACCCAATCCCAGCCGCCACCGACAACACCTGACTGATCCAGCCCGGCGACGTGTCTTCGAGCAACGCCTTGCGCAGCTCGTCGTGTTGGTCTGGCGTGATGCGACCCGTGTGCCCTAGATGGTCGATTGTCGCTAGCGCGGTCTCTCGATCCTTCGCAACCTGCGGGTCGTCGAACAGAGCGCACCCCCCGAAGGACAGGCTAGCCAGCAGGAGGATCACCGCCGCCACTTTGAGCTGCTTCATTCCGTGGAGCCTCGCCGAGTTTGGCCGCAACGTCAAGGCGGAACAGCACGCGGTCTAGCTTCGCGTCCATGCGGATCAGCATCTCTCGCGTCTGCTTGAGTTCGCCAACCACGTTCGCGGCGAAGCTCGCAGACAGCGACAGAAACGTGCGGAATCCGATGGCCAGCGCGAGCAGGAACGCGCCCCAGCCACCGAGATCCTTCACAACCACAAGCCACTGCATACTGCCGTCCATCATTTGACTCCTAGTAGTTGGCTCGCGCGGTCGGCTGCCGCGACGACGCGATTGATCAGGCTCACCGGCACGCCGCTAATCACGGTGCCGAGCGTAGTCAGGTCGCGAGCAGCGCCTCGCGAGTCCACGTCGCCCGTAGCGATCCTACGCACGCCGCGGAAACTCGACTCAAGCATCGTGACCGCCGGGGTCGCAAGGATGCGATCGTCGAAGCGGTTCGGCGTGAAGGCGCCAATCGCCGCGTTGAGCACGGTGCCGCCAGGAACCATCGCCACGCTCGCCTGGGCAGGCGACCCGACGAACATCGAGAACAACAAGTCGTCGATGACCTCATCATCGTCGTCGTTGTCCGGCTGCCCACGCATCGCCGCGGTCATGGCAACGGCAACCGCGCTCGGCGCCAGGATCGTGAGCGCCCAGGCGGTCAACATCTTCGGGGCGCCGCGGAATCCAGCGCGGCCAACCGTGTTCTCCCAGACGCTCAAGTTGAGGTTCGCGAGCATCGCCCAGTAGCTCTGCATCTGCATCATGCTGCGGACGAACGGCGTGCCCGTCTCGAAGTGCGCGACCGACTCGGCCGTCATCTCGCCTTGCGTCACGCGCACCGCCGCGTCCGCGCGCTGCACCGACTCGGCATGGTCGATGCCCGATGCCATCTGTTCGTTGTATGCAGCGGTCCAGACGACGTTGTTCACGGCATCCTGCATGAAGCTCTGCGCGAAATACTTGTGGTCCTCGATCCAGTCCTGCAGCCGCGCCCACTTGCCGCGCTCTAGCGTCACGTCGCGCACGCGCTCGCTGAGTTCGAGCATCTGCTTGCCCTGGGTCTCAGCCATCCACGCCGAGGCTGCCTTGATCTTCTCCGCCGTGTCGCGCGGGTTGAGCACGACCTGCATCGCCGCCTTCGCCAGATAGATCGGCGAGACCTTCGACGCAGCCACGATGACGCCAGTCAACTGCTGCAGCGCATTGACGACGTTGCCGCCAAGCAGCAGCAACGAGGCACGCTTGCGCGCGAAGTTCCAGAAGGCATCGACAAGCGGGCTCTTGCCTCGCTCGCTCACGGTCTGCTGCGCACTGCGCACAAGCCAAGGAATGAGCATCCTATCCACGACTTGCGAGTCGATGGCGCCGAGCGTCGCGCGAACGTCGCGCCTGCGCAGCAACTTCGACGTTCCGACGATCACGGGCTCGACCATCGCGTAGCGAAGCGCCTGCTCCAGGTTGAATCGCACGAGACCCAGGTCGAACGAGAGCGCGTGCGCGTAGTTCGCGCTGCGCTGCTTGGTCATGCCCGAGCCGGTCGTCGCGACCGTGTTGAGCGGGTTTGCCTCAAGCTGGTCGATCTTGTCGAACGCCTGCGCGTCGAGCACCATGCGACGGTCTGTCTTTGCCGGGACGTAGCCGCCGTCGATCTCGCCCCAGCGCGTCTTGACCTTCCACGGCTTGATCACCTTCATCGGGAAGCCGCGTAGCTTGTAGTGCGCCGCCTCGATGTCGCCGCGGATCTCCTCGTGCGCGTCCCAGATCGCGCGCACCACGGCCCAGTCAGACTCGCGGATGATCCCGGTCGCCTCGGCGCGGTCGATGAACGCACGCCACTGCGAGTCGTCGAGCTTGCCATCGGCAAGTAGCTTCCCGAACGGACGCTCCTGCCCAAGAATCAGCCTGCGGTAGTTGCCCTCGTTGCCCATGTGAACGAGCGCCGCGATCAGCTCGGCTCGATTCGCGAACGTGTAGCCAACCTCGCGCGCCTCGATCTTCGCGGAAGGCGAACCGAAGTCGTGCGCCTCGAACGCGCGACCGAGCCGGTCGAGAATCTCGCGGCGCCGAACGCGGAACGCAGTCAGCGCATTCTTCACCGGGCGCCACACGAGCTTGGTGAAGGCGCCAGGAGTCCCGTCGCCGTCCATGCTCATCGCCCAAGTCTCGACGCGACGCATGCCAGCCTTCACGGCAAGCAACTGTGCGCCGCGCTCCTCGCTGGCAGTCACGGCCTTCGTGCGACCGGCCTGCGGCTTCGCCGTGCGCGTCGCGTTCGCCTGGGCGATCAGCTGGTCCGCCGCCGCGTCCATGTCGAGCGCCTCCTGCTCGACCTCGATCTGCCGCGCCGAGCGCGAGAGCTTCCACAACCCGTCGAGGATGTCGAACTTCGCCACGACCTGACCGCTCGGCATCTCGCTGAACGCTCGGCCATCAGCCTGCGCGTCGTCGATCAGTTCGCGCAGTTGCTCATACATCTCGGGATCGAGTCGCGCGAACGTGTCGCGCACCACCGCGATCTTCTCCGCGTCCCAGCTACCCGGCGCCTGTTTGTGATAGCTCAGGATCAGTTGCATCGCCATGATCGGCGCCAAGTCGCGGCTCTTCGCCAGCTTCTCGTTGCCGTCAGTGAAGACGCGACGGATCTCACGACCGCGCTTCTCAAGGTCGCGCTGCATGTCGATCACGAGGCGCAGCTTCTGCATCAGCATCAGGTGCTTGCGCTTCTGCACGATCGCCTCATTGAGGTCGCCCTTCGCTTGAGCCTTGAGCGAAGCACGCGCCGCGTTGTCGGCAGCCCGCTGGATCTTCGCCCATGTCAGTTCGCGCAACGGCGTCGCGTCGATCTCGGCCTGAGCCGCGAGTTTCGCACCCTCGATGAGCAGGCGCGTTGGCTCGGTCATGCTCGTAAGCACGCGCAGCTCGGCGGCGATGGCGCGAATGTGCAACTCGTTCGCCATGGCATCCACGATCGCGGCCTGCACCGCCTTCTCGTCGGCGAGTTCGCCATACTCCGCCTCGAAGCGCTCCTGCACGCGCGCCTCGACAGCTTGCTCGAACGTCGGCTCGTTCATCAGAGACTCGATCAGCTTCACGCCGTCGTCGAACCCGAACCGCTCGGCGACCGCATCCGGCGACAGCGACTGCGTCACGCCGAGCAACTTGCCGCGACCGACACCGAGCTTCTCGCGGATCTGCTCCGTCGTGTAGGCCGTGCCGTCCGCGCGCAGAATCGTGCGCTCGTCGAGGTAGGCAACGTCAAGACGGTGCGGGCCGGTGATGCCTTCCTCGCTCACCTCGCCATCGCGAATGAACTTCGCCGCTTGATAGACCGGCTTCTCGCGCAGTTCGTCCTCGACCTCTTGCTTGAGCGCCATGCGAACCTGCATGGCTATCGCCCGCTGCTCGCGCGTGAGGCGCTCCTGCGTCGCTACAGCCCAGCGCGCGTTGCGCTCCTTCGCCTGAGAGAGCTTCTGGATCGCCTCCTCCTTCTCGTCAGCGAACTCCTGCTGCAGCGCTGCATACTCGGCATCTGTGCCAAGGAAGTTCTCGCGCGAAACAAAGGTCGCAGCCTCGCCGCGAGCGAGACGTGCTTGGTCGATCTCCTCCTGACTCGCGAGCATCCTGTCCAGTGCGCGACGAACACCGTCGCTCAAGCCGGGAAGATCCCGTCCGAACTCGGCCTTGTATTTCTCATTGAGCACGGACTTGATCAGGCCCTTGTAGACCTCGCGCATCCATGCGGCCAAGCGGCGGAACACGTTCTGAAGCGCCAGCGACGGAGACTTGCCTTCCGAGATGTGGATCTCGAAGCCATAAGCGAGCGCCTCGTGGTAGGGACGCTGCTGGTCCACGGTCATCTTCGCCCAGTCGTGGACGGTCCAGCCGTCCTTGATCACGCCGCCGAACGTGGCGAACCAGCGAAGTAGCTCGTTCGCGTCCTCGATGTCCGTGGCCGTGGCGGCACTGGATGCCGCACGCTGCATCAGCATCTCAAGGTAGAAGTGCCCCGTCTCGTGAATGAACGAGGACACGTCCGCCTTGCTGTAGAGCATCGCGACAAGGCGCTTCGGATCGAAGGATGCCTTGGCTCGCTGGAACAGCGCATCGGCGCCGCGCTCGCTCTCCATCCTGTGGGCGACTCGACGCACGGCATCCGCGTGCGACTTGCCACTGCCTGGCTTGTAGAACTCGACGATGTGAGTCTCGGCGAGCTTTGCCGCGATCTGGTGATCGCGATAAGCCTCGGGCAGCACTACGCCACCGAACTCGTAGATGCTCGTTGGCTGCGTGCGCTTCGCCTCGAAGTAGTCTGCTGGCGTGTTCTCGGCGATCCGAACAAGCTCGCGCATCATGTCCACGATCGACATCGCGATGATGTTCTCAAGCGTGTTGGCCGCCTCGATGTCCTCGGCGAACACGCCAGTTTGGTCGAGCAGCTTGTTCCTGCGGAACGCCTCTAGGACATCGTCCGACGTGATCGCGTCAGCGCCCTTGCCGAGCGACACCAAGTCGCCGACCGAGATGGCGAACTTCGAGACGACTTGGCTGTCCTCCTCGACGCTTCCCAAGACATTAGCCGTGCGGAGCGCGTCAATCAGTGCTCGCGCGGTCTTGCTGGACGAGTTGCTGTTGGCCTTGAAGTGCCTCGCATAGATGTGCTCGACGTGTTCGCGAACGCGGACCTGTGTATCGAGGACGTGCCCGAACAGCGTCTCGATGCCACCTTCGTGCGCCATCGTCGAGACGATCCTGCCGCGTGACTTCGACATCTCGGCGAGACTGGAGAACGGGCGCGAGATTGCTGCGCGCGCGGCGCCGTAGTTGGTGAATCCCTTGTGGCCCTTCAGTTCGCCGAGGCGCGTGTCTACAGCGCCCTCGATGTTCGACCAGTTCTCTTCGTTCATCACCTTCGAGATGTTGCCGATCGTGAACGGCAGAGTCCTGTCGCGCGGGCTCTCGTTGCGGATCGTGAGCGCCTTCTCGTAGAGCTTGCCAATCGCCTCGTAGACCTGGTCGGTCGTGAGCCCGATCGTCTGCTGCATATAGTGGTGGCGCGACTCGGTCGTGCCGCGGAATGCCAACTGCCCATGCTGCGCGTAGGCTCGCTTCATCAGAGCGATGATCCCCTCGACGCTGCTCAGGCTGCTCACGACCTCCTCGTTACCCAGGATCACAGCCGCGACCAGCGGACGCAGATCGACGTTATGAGCTGGGGCGATGGCAGCCTTGCCAGATGCTTCATATTCGGCGACCGACTGCAGGTGCTCCTTGATTCCACGCAGCATCCACGAGACCTCCTGCAACTCATAGGATGCGTTGAACGCAGACGTAGCATCGCCAACAAAGGCTTCCTGCAGCGCTGGACCGATCACCTTCTCCAAGATAGGACCGGCCTTTGGCGCGTTGATGATCGACAAGGCGCGGTCGATGCGATCCATCAGAGCCGAGTCCTTCGCAGCCTCAGGCCGCACCTTGTAGACGATGCGATCCGCAGGGAACCGCGCCGTCCATTGGTCGGCATCGCGCACATGGACGCCGCCCTTGGTCGGGTCAACCAACGACGACGGCGCCACGAGCGTCGCATCACCGAACTCGGTGAGCGTGCCAACGTCTAGGTTGACGACGGCGATGCTGGGGTTGGCGAGCACCGCCGCGTCCTTGTCCTTCGAGAACAGGACCATCTTCGTGAGAGCCTTGGTCTCGATGCTGTGCGTAGCTACGAGGTTGCGATCCGGTTGCTCATCCTTGAGTTGGAAGAACACATCCTGCTTGCCGCTGTTCTGTTCGAGCGCCGTGGAAACCTCGCGAACTGCCTGCAGGCGATCCGCCTTGTTGTCGTCCTCGTAGAACCGCACCTCGCGCGTGCGCGCGATCTCTTTGGCTAGGTCCGTGTTCTCCAGACTTCGCGGAAGCACGGCGCCGCGGAACTCGTGAAGCGGCACGGCGCGCGTTGCCTTCGCCTCGAAGTAGTCTGCAGTCAGTGACTGCGCGCGCTTCGTGATCCCTTGCCATAGCGGAAGCGTCTGCGCTACGAACTCGCGCAGCTTCGCGCCGTCAATCTCCAGAAGCCCCTGGCGCAGGATCACCTCGCGCACGTCGTCCTCGGTAATCTCGCGATCCACAATCGACACGAGGTCGCCGACAGCAATGGCCAGACGCGGGCTCACGACCTCGCCCTGGTAGGCAGTCATCGGACCATGCAACGGGTTGCCCTGGGCGACAGTCTGCGGCCACGTCCCATCCTCGCGCCGCGACAGATCGAGCGCCGCGCGATAGATGTCCTGGACGAACTTCTCAAGGTCAGCAACGAAGTCGTAATCGAGGTGCGCGTTCTGGGCGACGATCTTGTCGCGGTTGCGGGATATCTCGGCGATCGACGCGAGCCTGCGCGACACGGCAGCGCGGATCGGACCGAAGCCCGATATCACCATCATTTCCTTGCGCCGCTTGCCGATCTCGCCGAGGCGCGCGTCCTCACCTTCCTTCCAAGCTGCAGCCTGCATCGCTCGCAGCACGTTGCCGACAGTTGCTGGAATGAGCTTGCCAACGTCCGGCCCCTCTTCGGGTTTGAACATTGGCGTAACGGTCACCATCTCGGCGACCTTGGCTCGATCCCGATCCGTGATGATCTCGCCAGCGAACTCGTCGAGCGCCCGGATGAACGTCTCGGGGTCCTTGACGTCGGGATAGCGTCGCTCGAACTCGTCAAGGGCGTGACGCCCAAACATGCGCTCCCACTTGCCCGAGAGGGCCGCGATGACGGCAGGCCACTGCGCCATATCCTTGAGCATCTCGGACGAGGCATTCTCGTCTCGGTCGTATAGCTCGGTCAGCAGCGCGTATATCTTGTGCAGCGCCTTGTAGTATTGGTAGAAGCCGCGCGCGATGAAGTCGCCGCTCGGGTAGATGGTGCCTAGGAAGTCGAGTGAATCGACGAGACTGCTGCGCTTTGCGTCATGGCGCTTCCACGACCGATCGGCGCGCGCCGCATCGACCATGGATGCCCTGAGGCCGTGAATCGAGTTGAGAACATACTCCTGCATCGCCTCGATGGTGGCGCGCGGAAGATCGGCCTGGATGTCCTTCGGGTAGCGAGCTGTCCACTGATCGGCATCACGCACCAGTGCTGCGCCAGTCTCCGGGTCTACCTGCTCAGGAGATCCGATAAACGAGATGTCGCCGAAGTCGTGCAGCGTATCGACCCTCGTGTTGACGATGGCGAGCGACGGGGCCACGAGAACGGCGTTCGCACCCTTGGCGACCAGATCCTTCGCAGTCCTCTGGCTCACATTGTGAACCACGACAAGGTCGCGCGGATCGGGCTCCTTGTCCTCTAGCTGCCGGAAGACGGATCCATCTCGGGCGAGAGTTCCATCGTCGAGCCCGGCTCGGACGGCATCACGTTCCTCGACGGTGATGCCAATGTTTCGGGCTGCGCTGTCGGATAGCTGGGCGATATCGCGGACGACGGCGTGAGCGCGGGATGCCAGAGATGCTCCAACACCAGATCGCGCACCTGCCGTAGCCTTGGCAAGTCCGGCTTCGTCGATTGCCGAGCCAGACGCTCTAGCATCGTCCACAAAAGCGTTCTCTGCTGCCGCGACATTTGCTGCAGTTCGCTCATCGAGAAGACTTGGTAGGCCAGTTGCAAGATATCGGGCCGTTGCACCGATCCGGTCTGTGTCGGTTCCATGGTAGTCAAACAGTAGCGGGTCCGTTGGGTTGCGCTTGAAGCCGAACGGCTCGAACGCGCTCGCCCAGAACTGCATCTCGGCATCGCTTGTGCCCTCGAACATGCGCAGCCCCTTGGCGCCAAGCTCGATGGCCTTGAGCAGGATCGCCGGGGTCGCAATGCCGCGAGCGCCTTGCTCTTCGTTCACCGCGTGCGACACGATCCCCTTGACCGTGTCGTATGCGAACCAGATGCCGTGCTTGCCCAGTTGGTAGATGCGCAGGTTGCCGCGCTTGTTGCGAATCTCGCGCTCCATCTCGGGCGAGACCGTCTGACCAGTGCGCGCGATGGCGTCGATGAACTCGATCGGAGCGATGCCATTCTTCTCTTGGATGACCGTGTTGTCGCGCCAGCGACCGAGCGCCATATCCACGCCAATCGATGCTGTCTTCTGGTTGAATACGTTCCCCTGGCTGATATCGCCGATTCGATCCACGAGGTCTTGCGTGACCTCAACCACGGGCATCTCAAGCTGGAACGATCGCTCCAGAGACATGTTCGCGATGTAGTCCTCGCGATCGGTTCCGATCTTCGCGTCGTATTGCGACGGAGTCTTCTTATCCTTGCCCGAGATCGACTGATCGATTGCGTCTTCCAAAAGTTTCGCCGTGTCTGCGCGAATCACGCCGAGCTTCGCTGCGCGCTGCACTGCCGCACGGCGACTCTTCCATGTCTTGGACTTGCGCCACTCCTTGGTCTGGATGAACTCGAACTGCTGGACTTTCGCCTCGAACTTAGCCTTGGCCCAATCGCGCCATAGAACGTCCCAGCCGACCGGCGTCTCCATGACTCCGATCACGGTGCCACGGATGCCGAGCGGGAAGTCCGGGTGCGCTGTCGTCCCACCCGTGCCAAGCTCGATGAACGGATTCTCGCGGTCGATGCGAACCAGCGCCACGCCCTGGCCCCAGCGATGCCCAGCCATCGACGGCTCGCGCGTAGCGTCGAGGATTAGCTTGGGATCTGGCACGCCAAGCTCGCGCGCACCCTTGAGCCCGAATGCCTTGAACATGATCGAGCGACCCTCGAATGACAAGGCATCGACATAGGCTCGCATCTGCTCAAGCTCAATGTCCAGGCTGAAGTTGCGCAGCGCTGGTGCCTTCTTTGTAGCGAGCGCTCGGATCGTGGACTCAAGAGCGCGCTTGTTCGCTTCGGTGATCTTGCCGTCGCGGATGTACGCGATGATCGTCGCAAGATAGACCATTGACACGGTCGAGTTGCTCTCGTGCATGTCAGATGACCCGAGCGCCACCATCATCACGTCAGAGCCAAACTCCTCGACCTTCTTCTGCTTGCTCGATGTTACGCTCTCGCCGCGGTTCGCCCAGACGACGTTGGCCGCCCAGTTGCTTTCGCGCAGCATGAACAGAGGGCCGCCAAGAAGCGGGATCTCGATCGTCGTCGAGTCGTCGATTCCCTTGTAGGTGCGACCAGCAGCCGTGCGGTCAGCAAGAGTCGGGAAGATCTTCATTCCGACGAGGTCGGTCAGCTTGAGCTTCGGGACGCCTTCAAGATCAACGATTCGATCAAGCTCGACTGACTTCGAGTCAAATACTCCGCGGTCCTCCAGCGATGTCTGATGATTGTCCTGTCGCGCAGCCAAGAACGCTGGCGTGAGCCGCGGGTTGGCGGACGCGGTCTCGACCGTGACGGGCGCCGGGCGCAGTTGCAGGTGCGACTCTTGGTCGCGAATGAACGCGGCGAGCGACTTCTTCGGGACGACATAGCTCTGCGCTACGCCATCGACGATGTCGGCAGGCTTGGCAAGACCACGATCCGCGAGCCTCTGCCAGTAGCCGCGCATCGCGTCGCCTTCGACGGCGCCGCTCTTGAGGTCCACGTTGCGCTCGGCTGCACGCTGCGCCGCGAGGATGTGCATGCGGCGCCCGTAGCCGAGCCGCTGCATCGACGGGTCAATCTGGACACTGGTCACGCTGACGGCCTTCGGGTCGTCGCGGAACAGCAGGAACCCACCGCGCTTGCCCGGCTCGTCGGCAAGGATCTCGAACCCGCCCACTGACGTGTCCGCATCCTCGGCGACCATCGACGCAACCGCTTCGCGCGACATGCGCGTGATATCGCGCGCCTGCCGCAAGACCTTCGACGCGATATCGACGCGGTCCTGTCCCGCCTCGATCGTATAGGGGAACCGCAGGAACTCCTGCTCTGGCGTCGTGCCATCGCGCGCGGCCCTTGCTGCATAGATCGCGGCCATGAACTCGGCCTGCATCTGCACCTGCTCGTCGTTGAAGCGACCAGTCTTCGCGAGTTGCTCGGCGTAGATCTGGAACACCGTCTGGTGCGACTTGGCGAACTCGTCGTCTTGCTCCAACTTCTCGTTGGCCTTCTCAGCAAGACCTGCGAAGTCGGTCTGAATCTTCTTGAGCCGCTCGCGCGCGTCGAAGAGCGAGCGCGCGTCCTCGCTCATGCGAACATGGTCGAGCAACGAAGCGCCGAGGTCCGTGCCAGCGAACTTCGCCTCGAACGTCTCAACCGGGATGACGACATCGTCCGAGCCGGACTTCACCGCCTTCGCATCGGCAGCAGTCTTGGCGTCGATGTCCGCGAGTTGCGTGAACACGTCAGGCATCGAAGACAGCACCTGCTCAACTGGCACGCCCTGAGCCGCTGCGATCTTCTCGGCCTCGGCTTGCTGCTTCGCCATGAGCACCTCGACGAGTCGAGCCTGCTCGATATAGACCTCGGTGGCGCCGACCTTGGCGGCGGACTCGCGCACGATCTTCGCCCAGGCAGCCGGATCGCGCTTCCGCAGTTCATCTTGCTTGCCAAGCTCGCCGATCTGCTTCCACGCCTCGACAGCCTGGTTCGCGCGATCGACCTCGCGCTTCGACGCGACGAAGTGCATCGCGGGCCCAGGGAACGCGAGGACCGACATGGCCATGGCCGTCGTCTTCGCAATCTCCTCAAGGCGCGATAGGTTCTCGCCGGTCGTCGGCGCCGGGCTGACCTCGGGCAGGCCCTTGAGCGCCTGCAGGTTGCGCGCGTAGCGGTCGGACAGGATCGCCGAGACTTCCTGGATCGTCTCGACCCCGGTCTCGCTAGTGACCGCCTCGGCGTAATAGGTCGCCGCCTTGCGTAGGGCTGCCCCAAGCGTCGGGCGGACAGCCGCCTTCGTCACGCCGCCGACAACCGCCCCCGCCCCTTTGGCCAGCATCTTCTGGCCGATCGCGACGAAGGGCTTGGACACGGTGTAGAGGCCCACGAGGTCAATAGCCGCGTTGAACAGGCCCATGCCCGGGCTCGCCTTCGAGGCGATCTCGTGGCTGTAGCCAGCGCGGCGCAGATCCAAATACTGGTTGCCCGACTCGACCGTATAGGTCGAGGCCGCCCAGCCAGCCATCGTGCCCGTCTTGAGACCCTCAAGGAACGCGGCGCCAGCGCCAGGAGGACCGCCGACCGCGAGGCCGATCGGAGCCGCGGCGGCGCCGGTGGCCACGCCCGTAGCTAGCGCCTGCGGGACCACGTCGAGCATCTGGCCGAGCACCTCGGCGGCGGGCTCGAAGTAGCTGCCCGGTGACTTCGGCATCCGCTCCTGGATCCGCTCGATCTCGGCCAACCGATCTCGGTCGGCTTGCGTATCGACACGGCGGCGCATCCGCTCGCCGATGGCGCCCTGCTCATTGATGAGCATCCCATTGTTGAGCTTGAGCCGCAGCCGCTCCAGCGTGCCGAGCCCCTGCACTTGATCGTGCGCGATGGCCGCGATCTTGGGGTCGCGCAGCGCACTCGCCACGACTGGCGCGTTACGCTCGATGTCGAGACTCCGCAGTTCGCGCGCGCGCTGGGCGGCGCGCAGCACGTCCAGGTTGTTCTCGACTGCCGAAGGATCGACCTGCATCTCCTTCGCGATGCGCTGCACCTCGGCAGCCATGACCGGGTCAGTCTTCGCCGCCTCGTAGAGGTTGCGATAGAGCACCTGCTCCCGTTCCTGCTTGATCTTCTGCGCCTGCTCGCGAGCCCAGTCGGTCAGGCTCGGCTGTGCAGGCTGCGGGCCGATGATCGGCGCCTGCTTCGGCTCCTGCGCCACCGGCACCGATGGCATCACGCCTGGGCTCGTCGAAGTCGGTGGCACCTCAACTGCCGGGGGAATCGCCTGCTGCTGGGGAAGGCCGCCGAGGTCGGTGCTGCTCATTCGCGTGTGATGCCTAGCTTCTTGCGCAATGCGTCTAGATACGGGCTGACCTTTGCACCATCTTCGCCTTGCTCCATGAGGTCGAGCAGGATGAGTTGGCGCTTCAGCGGAGGAGACCTGTCGATGGTCTCGCTACCCTTGATCCCACCGATGCCAAGCGACGCCGCCGTGATGTTCTTCTCCAGCCACTTCTCAATCCTCCAGTCGTAATCCTTGCCGCCGAGGTTGATGATGTTCATCAGATCCTCGCGAGCGCGAGCCACGTCGTGGTAGAGCGTGAAGGTGCGAACGTCCTCCAAGTAGGCTGGGTTGATCACGCCGTTCCCGCCGGGCAAATACTTGGGGTTGATCTCGGTATCGCCGAAGGCCCAGTTGAGAGCCGTATCCTTGGCGCCGGTCCACATATTTGAGATGGCCTCGGATGCCTTGGAGAAGGCTCCCTTCACGAACCTGACCGGACCCTCGACTATTGGACCCCCATACTCAACAGCCTTCATCCTGGCTTCGCGAACTAGGTCCACATTTGCCTCAAGACCAGATAGCCATCGACCACGCAGGGTGCCAGACTCGGCGGCGCCCTCGGGTGTGCTAAGACGCTGGGCGATCAGCGATTCGCGGTCGGTGTCAGCCTGCCTGAGTTCGGCTAAGTATTTCTCATACTCCCACGGAGCCTCTGCCGCCTGCGCCCGCGCAGCCTCGGCAGCAGCCTCCTCGGCGCGACGCTTCGCCTCGACCTCGGTCGGCGTGAGGCCGCCGCTGTGCTTCAGGTAGAGCGCCGACAGTTGCCGCGTATCTGGAAGTTCGAGCCCGTCAGCCTTGAACGTGTCGACCATAGTCTCGACGAACTCCTTAGGGATCTCGACGGGCTTGATCTCCTTGCCGTCGATCTCGACCGTGACCTCGGCCTTCTGCTCCGCCGTCATGCCGTTGAACTCGTACAGCGTGACATCGCGCTTCGACGACATCCAGCCCGGGTCGATCTGACCGACGACTCCAGACTGCTTGGCGAACCAGTCCTCCATGTCCGCGTCGTTCGCCGGGCGAGCGACTCCGGTCTTCTTGTCGATCACGGGACCATCGCGGAACTTGATGGCCTCGACTTCTAGGCGGTCGATGTCGGCAGCCTTCTCTGGGATCGGCTTGTCCTTGTCGTCGAGGAACTTGAGGCGCCGCCAAGTCTGCTTGAGCAACGTGCTGAACAAGTCTCGGTTCACGTTGCCGCCGCCAGCCCGGCTGCTGCGCGTGCCGCCGCCCTGCGAGGCGTCGATCGCCTCCTTCAACACCTCGTCGAGCAGCGACTCGTTGAGCCGACCCTCGAATCGGTCGCGAATCTGCACCTGCGTCATCTCGCGGATCGGAAGCTCGTAGACTGGAGGCTGGCCCGGGATCGGCGGCCCAAGCTGGCCTGGCGGCAGCGCAGGCGGCCTCGGCGAGTCAATCATCGCGCCGCCCGGTGGCAGCCCGCGCAGCATGTCCAGTTCGCGCAGCGCCGCCGGGTCCGTCTGGAACCGCTTATTGCTCAAGGTCCACGCTTGGAGCTGGTCCGCCTTGCCGGTCAACTCAAGCAGCTTGTAGCCTGCTGGATCGAGGCTCTCGAAGTCCTTGATCGACGCCTTCGGATTCTCGCTCAGGAACCGCTGCGCCGAGGAGAACACCTCGACGCTCTTCTGCGCATCGGCGTCCTTCCTGTCGCTGTGGTCCTGCCGCAGCATCGTCGCGATGCGTTGGTATGCGTCGGCGTCGATGTGCTTGGCTGGATCCTTCGACAGTTCGCGCAGGAACGCGATGTTGTCAACCAGCGGACGCGGTTGCTCAGTGATCACGCGGAAGATGTCGAACTCGTATTCGTCTTTGATGCCACGCCGAACCGTTGTCGAGAGCTTGGCGTAGGTCTCGGGGTCGATGTCGCTGGCAGGACTGAGCTTCTGCAGCCGCTCAAGCGCCGACTTCGTGTTGCCCTCGTCGAGGTCGCGCTTGATCACGAACTCGTGGACCTCGGAGAGCCGCTTGCGCTTCTCGTCGCGCAGCACGTCTGGATCCCACTCTTGAAGTGTGCCGAGCCGGTCGATCTCTTCAACCAGGCCGCCCGGACCACGGACTAGCGCCTCGAACTCGGGCGAGTCCGGCTTCACCATCATCGCGTCGCGCTGCCGGACGCCGATGCGCTTCGTCGTCGCCGAGATGTCGGCGCTGCGCGATTCCTTCAGGTAGTGCTCGGACGCTGACCCGGTCAGCCGACGCGAACGCTCCTGCGCGGCGCCAGCGAACATCTGGCGCTGCACGTCGTTGTCGAGCCCCTTGGCTAGCTCGGCCTGCCGCGCGTCGAAGTCCTTGATGATCTTCCCGTAGCCGCGGACGGCGCTCATGCCCTTCTGCGCCTTGAACGCGCCAAGCTGCTGCGCCTCGAAGTCCGCGAGCGAACCATCGGCCTCGCGCACGCGCGCGTCGTCGATGTGGTTCTGCGTCTTGATCATCAGGTCCGCGAACTGATTGAGCCCCTGCGACATCGCCTGGACTCCAGCGCTGCTGAAGTCGCGAACTGGCGTGACTCCAGGCGCCTGCAACTCAGGCAAGCGCATCGCAGTCGGATCGACCTGGGGGAGCGAGAACTCGGGGATTCTTGGCATGATTATCGGCGACGCATCTGGACGCCGCGGTAGTTCAAGTATGCGCCGCCAATGCTGCCAGCCGATCCGAGCAGCGATCCGGCTAGCTCAAGGTCCGGCGAGATTGTCTTGCGCGACGCCCAGACGTTCTGCGCCGAGACGCCCTGCATCGCCGCCTGCGTGCGATAGTTCAGCGCCTGAATGCGCTGCGCCTCGGCGGCGCGGAATGCATTCGCGTTGATCGTCGCCATGTCCGACTTCTTCGCATACTCCATGGTCGTGAACGCCTCGGCAGCCGAGCCGACCGACTCGTCGATCCCGCGCGCCGCCATCGAGGCACGCAGCGCAGACCGCGCGGCGCCAGCGCGCATCGAATACTGCGAAGCCTGGGCCTGCCCAGTCTGCTGGATGTCCGTGGCCTCGTCCTCGGCCATGCGAGCGTTCAACTCGCTCATCATCTTCTGGAACTCAAGCGTCTTGGCCTGCGACTTGAGCTGCCAGCGTTGCGACTTGGCGCTGAAGTATCCGCCGATCGCGCTGTTCACTGCGCCGAACGCGGCGAGGATCATGCCAGCCGACGCGAGGTTCTCGGAACCCCAGCCGCTCGGTTGTGCAGGTGCGTTGCCGAATAACTCGGGCACCGCTGTGGACTGCGGGCCGTAGCCACTCGACCAAGGCCCAGCCCCGACCCCGATCTCTGATGGCCCTGGACCGAAGCCGCTTGCCCATGGGCCGATGTTGAGTCCTGTCATGGCTAGCTCCCTACCGAGACCTCAAGGGTCAGGTTCGTAATGGTGATTGGCAGCGGGTCCGACTGCGACACGTAAATGCGGCCATCGCGCGTCCATGACGGCGAAAGCACGACCTCGACCTCGTCGTTGCGAACAGTCTGCGGCGTGCCGTCGTAAAGGTTCGACCTCACGAGATGGTTCGCATCCGGGCCGATCATCACGCCGGACGACCGGATCAGACGCAGCCATGCCTTGTTGACGTTCTTCGTACGGCCCTGGCCGAGCCCGTCGATCTGCATCGCGACCGGCAGCGTCTGCAGACGAGCCTCGTAACCGAGCCCGACCTGCACAGTCGTGGCTGGATAGTCCAGCGTGATGCTTCCCCCGGTCACAACAAGGTCGCGATGGACCTTCCCATCGGCGAGCACCTTGACCGTTGCGCCATTGAGCCAGTCAAGGTTTGAGATCACCGTCGCCGGGGCGCCGACGTAGGACGAACCACAATCGACGAAGAACGAGTCACCAAGCGCTGACGGCTGCATCTGCTCGTCGAGCCGCTCGACGCATCGCGTGAGCTTGCCGTCGATATAGCGCTCGATCACTGTATAGAGGATGTCCTCGTTCCCCTCGGCGACGACGCAGCACGACTTGAAGTCGCCGCTCGTCTCGTGCTGATGCCACGACGCGATCTGCTCTTCGGGTATATAGGTGAGCCCGATCAGCGCGCCAGTCGTCGAGACGAACCAGACGACCGGCGTCGGCGCTTGCGACATGCTGATGTCGAGGATGTTCTCATGATCGAACAGATGCGCCGCGCGCAGAGACAAGTCGCTCGTCACGAAGCCCTGCGACTGCCAGTTATAGCCAAGCTCGCGCACATGCCCGCCACGCGCCGAGCAGAACACGAGCGAGTTGTTCACAATCTCGGGCTGCACATTCGACGAGCCCACGTAGGACTGGGGGCGCACCGATACCGAGTCCGCCGTGAGCACGTCCGAGTTGATGGAACTCACGCGCCACTCGGCGCTGTTCGTGAGTAGCAGCAGCTCGTTGAGCGGCACGATGTGGCGGATCGAGTTCACCTCGCGAGCCAATACCTTGAACTTGATGCGATCATCCGCTTGCGACGGCAGATGGTAGGCCATGTCGTTGTTGGTGCCGCTGCGCGTTCCGTAGAACGTCTGGGCCTCAAGGTATGAACCGCCGAAGCAGCGACGCTGCTCGAAGTAGCTGACCGTGCTTGGATAGTTGCCGACCGTCGAGAGCGGCGGCGGTGTCGTGTAGATCGGCGGCGTGAGCCCGGCGTCCGGCGTGATGTTGTCGTCAGTGAACGAGACAGTCGGCGCGTCCACGGTGCCGATGCGCCCGTAGATGCCAGCGATCAGCCTGTAGATGTTGTATTGCACCGCGCCCGAGACGGCAGTCCACGACACTAGGTTGGTATTGCCGTTCGAGTACATGCCATTGAGCAACGTGATGATGTTGCTCTGAGCAGACTCGGTGCCGGTCGCGTCCACCGAGGTCACGCAGTATTTGTTCGTGAAGTCGGGTCGATATGCGATCCGCTCGATCGTCCCGGGCGGCGAGAATGCCACGCCAGTCGATCCCTGCCACTGCACGCCAGTCAGCAGATCATTCAGCGACATGATCTGCGAGTTGCCGCCGTCAATGGCGCGAACGGTGAACCATTTGCTGTCCAGCGTCGCGTTGCCAGTTCCGCGGATATAGACGGTGTCGCCCGCGATGATCGACTCGCCAGCGGTGCCGTTCGATGTGACGACGATGGTGCTGCCCGTGCCCGAGCCTAGGTTCGACGCGACCTGCTGCCGCTTGCCAGCGACCGCGGTGCCCGTGATCGTCGGCGCACCCGTAGATGAGCCGAGCACGACCGGGCTCAGTGCCCAACGGAACGCGCTGTAGCGGCGAAGCTCCATCGGGTAGTAGTTGCGGTGCGTCAGCGTCACCACGTCCTCGGACTGCGCGAAGTGAACATCGAGCAAGTCCGGCACCGCATACGGGCTCTGGATCTCAAGGATCGAGCCAAGCCCGTTCACCCCAGGGGCAAAGGCGCCCATGTTGTACCACATCAGCGCATTGATCGCGCTCGGCGTGATCGGCGTCGTGTGAGCCGACAGACAGCTCCAGCCGTTCCCGTTGTAGCTGACAACGTCGCCAAGCCTGAACGCCCGCGTGATGGTGTAAGAGCCCGATGGCGTGCCGGTCGAGAGCGGCGATCCGTTCTCGACACTCGCAAGCTGGAACGTCCCAGCGCCAGCCGACTGGATCACGTAATAGAGGTTGCTCGCGCCGGGCTGGATCGAGCCGCCCGAGATCGCTGACCCAGTCAAGTAGACAAGGTCGCCATTATGAAACCCGTTGCCGCTAGACGAGAACGTGGTGCCGGACGTTGGCACGATGACGGTGCGCGTCACCTGCGAGGCCCAGTCCGAGATGTTGGCCGTGCCGGTGTAGACCGTCTGACCCTGCGTGTGGAATCGCATATAGCCAGCGTCCACGCGCAGCACGCTGCCAACCGCTGGCTGGGTCGGCGACCACGACGAGCCTAGTGTGATCGTCGAGGTTGTGTTGCTGAGAACCAGCGCCACAGATCCGCCGCACCAGACGCGCTGGCCCGTGAGCGAGTCGGCGACCAAGGATGCCGTGCTGACCGACACTGTGTTGTAGGTGACGGCTGTCGCCACGCCGTAGTGGCTGTTTGTGGCGCCGACCTCGATCACGAGCGTCTGATCCGTCGAATAGGTGAACGGGATCAGACGCGCCGAGTCGAACGTCCCCTGACCCTTGGTCATCTTGACGTAGCGGAACCCGGGGCGCTTCGCCGCGACACCCTGGGGGCGCGCGATGAGGTTGCGCATCAGGCTCGCACCGTTCTGGTAGACGGTCGTGTCGATGCGCCCATACATCTCGGGACTGAGTTCGCCGCCAGTGAACGACCTCTGGATCAGTCGCGTGTTGGCCATGGTGCTAGCGCCCGCTCATCCAGGGGACGATATGCTCGGGCTTGATCTGGCGCTGGTTGCTGTCCGACTCGTCAGCCTGCCCGATATAGTACTGCGCCATCTGAGCGCACCGCTTCGCCTCGGCGGCGCCGACCTCACCCTTGATGATCGGCCCGGCGAGCATGCTCGCTAGGTGCCACGAGAGGGCCATGCGGAACAGCGGCGAGAACTTCGTCGCGTCCGTGCCGCTCGCCGAGTAGCGGATCACAGCGTTCGCTTGATCCGTGTAGAGGATCTGGCGCCCGAACTCGTCGGTCTCGACCGTGTATGGCTGCGGGATATATGCGCCCGAGGCCACGATCGGGTAGCTGTTCGCCGGGTATCCCGGGCTGTCGGTCGGCGAGTAGCGCGTGCTGTAGTCATCCTGCACATCGGGCGGCAGCACCGCAAAACTGGTCGTGCAGTCGCCCGGGATCACGTATGCGTAATCCCACTCGGTCCTCGTGTTGTCCATGGGCACGAGTGCCTTGCGCCTCGTGGCGAACGTCCAGGACCGCATGTCGAGCATCGAGTCGCGCGCGACCGGGTAGAAGCGCGAGCAGTGCGCTGCCTGCGCGCTGCCGTCCGGCGGGCTGATGCTCGTGATCTCGGCGGCGTCGCCGAGGTGCGATAGCGCGAGGTTGCAGATGTCGAGTTCAGCCTGACCGGCAGCCGTGTTCGTCTCGATGATCGAGCGCCAGCCGAGGAACGCGCGCTCTTCCATGAGCGTTGCGCCATAACCGTTGTAGTGCGCCGTGTCGCCAACCTTGACCGGAGCGTCATCCATTGAGAAGGTCCGCATATAGCGGTCCTCCTCGGCTATGCGCTCGATGGCTGCGTTGATCCTCTCGTAGAACGGCCAGTAGCCGCCTTTGTTGACGATCTTCGGCTGCACCCACGGGATCGCATTGGCGTCGCCAGACCAAAGGTTGCGACTCTTCAGCTCGGCTCGAATGCGAGCCTTGAACTCGCGCAAGTTCGACTCGTAAGCATCCGCCCATTGCTCATAGCCGCCATCGCTCTCACCTTGAACGTAGAACACGCCGAGACACTGCAGCGTGTCGCCGTCAGCGGCGACGGATGCAATGGCCATGTCCAACTCGTCCAGAAGCCGCTTGAAGTTTCCGTTCTGCTCGCCGGGAGACCATGAGCAATGCTGCGCTCCATCGTGCCATCCGACGTAAGACTGCGACCCGCTCGGGATCTCGCTGTGCGCGAGCGGGGTTCCGCCGACATCGCTGGACATTAGATAGATGGTCTCGCCACAGTATTGCTTGAAGCGAAGACCGAGCCCGATGGAGTAGGCAATGCCGCGAGACACGACGCCAGTGCCGGTCCCGGTGCGATACCACGGAAGAACATGGAACGAGTTCGGATAGTCAAACCCAGGCGGGAACGGGTTCGTGGTCGTGATCTCGCCAAGCACCGACTGCGTCGTCTGCCCCTCGTTCGATGTCCAGGGCAGGAAGTACCCCCAGCGTGAGAACGAGTCGGGGTCGGCGATCGACTCCGTCGTGATCACAGACGCGGCGCCATTGCCAGGAACAATCGCGAACGTGTCAAGCGCGTGCGGAGGCTGCGCCCACACACCGTCCACCGTGACTTGGTAGCCGTTTGATGCGACACTCGCTATCGGGAACTCGACGAAGATGTTCCCCGCGTGGTGGCTGTAGATGCAACGCAGGCGCGCACCAAGATAGGTGTGGCGATCCGCAGCCACGCCAGACCCGCAGCGCATAGCTAGCGTGATCGTGGTCTGGTTGTTGGCGACCGTCGCGATCGTCGTGGCAACGTGCGTGTAGTAGAACTGCTCTCCGGGCTGCGGCGCCGTCGAGAACGGATTGTTGAGCGTCAGCCTGCACGAAGCTCCGGCGGCCATGCCGCTAGGAGAACTCGCCCCGGTAACGATCCGCGCCTCGCCCGTCAGTCGGCGCAGAATGAAGAACGGGACGAACGAGCTACCGCCGACAGTCGGCGCCGAAGGCCAATACTGAGCCACGTCCAGCGTCGTCGTCGTTCCGCCAAGCACACGCATCGCGCCTGGGTAGTCCGTGTAGCCAGTCGCGCTCGGGTTGTATGCTGTGAGAACTCGCAAGCCAGCAATGGCTCGCCCCTTCAAGTCCACGAAGCCGTAGCCAGGGAACGCCCCGGGCATGGCGAAGCGATCATTGTACGCGCCACTTGTCACGGTCGGCGACGTGCGCAAGTCAGCGCCATAGTGGTAGGTCCACCATGTCACAAGGTCGGGAGATGGCCCTGCGTTGCTCTGGCCGAAGGATAGGACGAACTTGCGAACCGCCATGGAAGATCCTCAGTCAGAAGAATCCGCAGCGCCTCACCACAAGGCGCTGCGGAGAAGCAGGCTCAGGTCACGGCGAAGCCGCCAGGGTAGACAAGGTTCGACTGAGGAACCTGCAACGTCTGGACGATGTCGATCGTGAACTTGCCAGCAGTCGCTGTCGTGGACGTGTGATTGACGAACACCACATACAGATAGCGCAGCCCAAGGCTCGCCAAGTGCGGGGTGAGTCGGCACGTCACTTTGCTGCCAAGGGCGAGCTTGCGAGCAACAGCGTACGAGGCCGTGGCGCCACCCAGGTAGCCGAAGCTCCCAATGGTGATGCCAGCCGTGGAGTAGGGCGTCGTGCCCAACATCACGATGGCGCCCCAAGTCTGGTCTGTCGTCATCGCCTCGGTCACGAGCAACTGCACGTCGAGAGACTCGCCGTCGCCCATGTTGCGATTCTTGAGCAGATCCACGTAGTTCGCGCTGTAGGCAAACCCGCCGATGCCCGCAGGGTAGGCAGTCGTGCCGCTTGAGTTGACAGGCGCCTGAGCCTCGCTGAGGCGTAGGAAGTGATCACCGATCATGCTGAACTCCTCTTTGGTGGGCCGCGCCGTCTAAGACGCGGCCCTTGTTGGTCAGGCGCCCGTAACGAACGAGAAGCCCGAGGTGTAGAACTGCTTCCCGGCCTGCATTCCGATGACAACGTCGCAGGTGAACGCTCCGACATTGGCCGTGGCGTTGGTCGTCACAACGCGCGCGCACAGGTATCGACGACCCGTGGGCGGAATGAGCGATGATCCCGTGGCCTGAGTCGTGATCGGGCTCATCTTCATAGTCACCTGCTTGCCAAGAGCAAGGTCCGCAGCGGCGTAGTTGCAGGACTGCGAATGCGGGTAGAAGATTCCAGGCACAGCCGTGTCGCCATAGCCGACCTGAAAGTAGGTTTCGCCCGTGGCAGAGAACGCCTGCGTGACCGTGAAGACGAAGAAGATGTCTTCGCCTTGGCCGACATCACGAGCCGCCTGCAGATCGACGGTATCGGTGAGCGTCGTATTCCCCGCGGGCGTCACAGCCTTCGCCGTAGCGATACGCAAGTAGTTGTCTACGTACATTGGATGTTCCTCCGTTTTGATCTTTGGATCAGACAGGGTTCTCGGTGCTCAGGATCTGATCGCACCGACGGATCGGGATACCAAGGAACGACAGGTAACTCTGCGCAGTGCCGAACTGCGTGGTTGCTTCGTTGATCTTCAGAGCAGCCTGCGAGCGATCCATCGCCTGGACCGCGAGACCGCTGTGCGCCGTGCGGTTCATATAGAACACGGGGCGCCCCATCGCGAGGTTCGGAATGCGATACGTCGCGCGGACCATTGCCTTCATCAGGTTGGTCGCGACCGCCGTAGCAGCCTGGGTGCCCGTGCCAGCGAGCAACTCGGTGACCTTGATGTTGCAGATGCGGACGACGTAGCGCCAGTCCTTGACCACGAGGCCGTTCTTCCACTGGTAGCGCGTCACGAGCGCCTGCATGCGATCCGTGGCCGAGGCCGTGGTCGCACCGGCAGCCGACGGCGTGTAGACCGTCTGCTCGCCCAGGTCTTCGTGGATCAGGCCAGCCTTGCTGCCCTTGGGGAACGGGCAGTAGACCGTCTGGTCACCCCAGACAACCAGATACACCGACGTGTTGTCGCCGTTTGCGGCGCCGCCGCACGAGATGACGTTCTGCGCGTTGCCAGCACCAGTTGACGCCGAGTAGCGCGTAGCAAGGCCAAGGTATTCCCTCGGGTCGTTGCCAGGGTTGCCGTAGAACAGAGTCGCCGCTTGCTTCTGGTTCATCGCCTCCAAGAAGGCCGTGTCTTCCGACAGGCGGAACGCGGCGGTGCTTCCGTTGAGCATCGCGAGATCCTTGTCCACCTCGCTGCGAGCTTCGAGGATGCCGCATGCCTCATCGACCTGGACGGTCGTGGACTTGCTGCTCGGGATGCCCTGGTTCAACGAGCGCCAATAGACATCCGGCAGGCCGGTGCGGATTACCACGCGCTCGCCGGTCGGGAGGTTCGACTCCTTGAAGACGGCGTCTTGCAGGATCTCGTTCGACTGCGAGAGCAGTTCGGCCACGATCGGCACCGTGCCGTCCGGGTCAATGCGCTTCGCCCAGTCGGCCAGAGTCAGGTTCGTATTCGTCAAAGCTGCCATGTCATCATCTCCTATTTCACTTTGGGCGCATAGAGCGCCTCTGCCAAGTCATTGAACGTCCGGGCGCCAGCGGGAAGCTGCGCGCCACGGCCGCCACCAACGAACGAGTCTTCGCTGATGGCCTTGCCCGCCTTCCACAGGAGCCGAATCATCTCCGGGTGCGAACCCAGACCAGATGCTTCGAGAAGCTCGCGGAATGCTGGCGAGCCGAGCGAGTCGAGCGCCTTCTTGGCGATCCCGAGGTTCTGCGTCAGCTTCTGCTGATCGCCTCCGAACTCGGGGTCGCGCTGAGAACTCTCGACCCATGCGGCTCGCACTGCCTGAACCTGAGCATCCGCGCGCGCCTGCATGACAGGCGTGAGCTTGTTGATCAGGTTCTGAGCAGCGTCCTTGGGCAAGCCAAGCTCCTTCGCCGTGCCTTCGTAGGCAGCGAGCACCTCTGCGTCGATGTCGGACCCTTCCGGGGCCGAGATCGTATAGACCGCCTCAGTCGCAGGAGGCTCTTGCGCCCCGGCTGCTGGCTTGGCGGTCTCGGTCGCGGCAGGCGTTTCGGTCTTGGCTGCTGGAGCCTCGACCTTCGCTGCCGTGGTGCTTGAAGGAACCTTCGCTTGCGCCTGGGGCGCTGCTGTTGGTGATGCAGCCGGAGCCGGTGCCGCCTTCGGCGCCGGACTCGATGGATACATCCTGGCAGCTAGATCAGCGGGTGACTTGGTCGGCTGTGCCGTGTTCGTCGTGGCTGCTTGCTGCGTCGGTGATGCGGTCGTCGTGTCGGTCATTGCGTTGCTCTCTCAACATCGCGGGGTAAGTCTCGGGCGCCACCTCGTGGATCAGTGCGAGGATGCGGTTGCCGTAGCTGCGCTGCCCCTCGTTGAATGCCATCGCCGTGGCCGAAGGTGCGTAGCTCAGGCGGAAGACTCCGCACTGCTCCAAGATGCGCCAAAGGATCCGTCGCCCTCGTCTGGATGACGTAAGCCATCGAACATCGGCTTCCTCAGTCTCGCGCTCAAGTCGATCGCGTATCGCACGCTCCTCCTTGCGTCGAACCTGGGCTGCCGTGTCTAGCGGGTCGTCGTCGTCCATGCGCGGTTGTGGCACGAGATCAGCAGGCACAATGGTTCATGGGCATTATCGCGGCAAATCCCCGACAATGAGCGACACGAGTACCGCCGTGAGCGTGACCATCGTCGCGAGCGCGATCAGGAACGACACGACATCGAGCCGCGGGTCGCGCGGCAGCATCATCGTGCCAGAACTATGATTGCTCGTCACGCGAACAGAGCGATATAGCTCGTGACGTTCGACACGGCAGCCACGCCAACGTGACGGATCGGGATCACCTGTCCAGGCACGAGGCCGTCCACGACAAGCGTCGAGAGGTCGGGCAGCGTGAGCGTAACTGACGGCGTAGCGCCGACCGTGCAGATCATCAGACCCGACGCGATGAGCGGAAGCTGGCTCGCGTCGTAGCCATAGAGGGGCTGTGCCGCCACGTATCGTTCGGCGCCGAATGCCCAGTTCGCGTGACAAACTGCAGAAGACTTGGGGAGTGCCATGGTAGTTCCTCTTACGAAAGAAGCGAGCGCACGCTCGCGCCGCCGATGTTCATGTCTGTGATCTGAAGCGTGACGCATCGCTCCTGCCCGCCGAAGGTCTCGTGGACCTTGACGCATTGCACGATGGCCTCGGCCTCGAAGCGCACGCGCTGTCCTACGCTCGGCGTCGCCATGCCGAGCTTGTCGAGCGACTCCGACTCAAGCTCGACCTGCAAGCCCTCGGGATAGACCGGCTCGTCGAGTTCGACCTCGCCGGGCATCTCTTCGGTCTCGGGCTCAGACTTCAGGTTGATCATGGGCATGTCACATCGCCTCGGGTCCGGGGGTCGTGTAGCCGGTCAGGTTGCTCATCACGTCCGACAGCGCGTTGCGATCCGATGTCGGGATACTCGCGAGGTTTGCGGCAGCCTTGCTCGCCTGCTCGGTCGCGGCGACTTGCTGCTGCGCCGCCATCGCCTGGTTTCGCGCCGTGCGGACTTGATCCACGACCTCGTTCGGGACGATCATCGACGGCGGGACGCCGAGCATCTCCGAGGTCTCGTCCACCCAGGCGTCCGCGTCGAACTTGTCGAGGGCCTCGGGCTTGAACTGGGCAATGCTGCCAAGGCTGACCACAAAGCGATCGACCGAGTTCACGCCGATGGCTCGCTGCGCCTGCGCTAGCACCGAGATGAACTCGGGCTTGATGTCGGCGCCAGCCAGCTCTTCCGGGATCGGCGGGAGCTTGCCCGACTGCATCATATAGTGGAACGTCAGGTCGATCAGCGGCTCAAGCAACTCGTCGTGGAGTCGCTCAAGCACCGGACCCAACTGCAGCATCTTCTCCTCGTGCCGCTCGGCGACCTCGGTCGCAGTCATGCGCCCTTGGCCGTTGTCGCTGGCAAGCATCAGGAACATGTCCGCGAAGAAGGTCGCATTGATCCGCTGACGATCGTCTTGGATGTTCATCAGCAGGTGCGACGGATTCAGCGCGACCTCCCACGCGGGGCGGATGCCATTCGATGCGCCAGCCGAGTCCACGAACGTGATGCCGCCGGGGAGCGTCTCGACATCGCGGTTCTTCATCGTCGAAGGCACCTGCAGCGGCGGTTTCGTCTGGTAGTCAATCACCTGCGCAAGGCGAAGGTGCTTGTGCTGCAAGCCCTTGATGTCGCCGAGCGCCTCCTGCCCGGGGCTGCCGCCATACACATCGCCGCCAGCGACTGACCAACGCGGTGCCAACACGGGGAATATCTCGAACCCGCCTTCGCGCAAGTATTGGCCCGGGTCGCTACCGACCTCGAAGTAGCACGAGCGCCATGGCATGTTCTTCGCGTCGAGCTTCGTCGAGTCGCGGTCTTCACGCGGCTCGATGGCGTGAATCACTGTGACCCACGAGTCTAGGTTGCCCTGGTCGTAGAGGTTGCGCGTCGAGACTGTGCAGTTCTCGTAGCCGAACTCCTTCACCAGTTCGCCGACAGACTTGTCGAACTCGCGATACATGGTGCAGACGTTGCCCTTGAAGTCCTGCGCGAGCGCAAACTCGCCGACCGTCACGGGATACAGATGCAGGTCGTCCTTCTCGTCGGGCAACACGATCGCGCACGCCGTGCCGAAGGCGCCGAGTTCCTCATACATCTGATGCAGCACGCGGTAGGTGTTGCTGCGCGCGAAGATCGCGAGCATGCGCCGCGTAACCTCGTGCAGCCACGTCGCGACATTGTGATTCTTGCCAAGCTCCGGGTCGAGCGTCGCGAGCTTGAGCCAGGGTCGCGCAGGCGACGTGGCGCCAGCCATCATGCCTGCCGCTTGCACGCGCAGGGCGCGAGTCGCCGTGCTGTCGTAGATCGCGTTATGGCGGCGCCAGCCTTTATTGCGGTCCTGGACGAAGAAGCGCCCGTTGCGCGGCAGCAGGTAGGTGCTGATCTCTTGCCAGTGCGCCCACCATGAAGCGCGCTCTGCCTTGAGCTGACCCCAGCGTAGCTGGAGCTTGTCGCGCGGCGGAATGGCTTTGGCGAGCGCCTTCACGTTACTGACCTAGCAGCGTGTTGCGCCCCAGGGTGAGTTGGCCCGACGAGACACCGCCCGGGCCGGTGAGCATGGTCTGCGATGCCTTTGGCTTCGCTGCCGATGCTGCGATGGCAGCCATGTCTGGCTGCTTCTTCGCTTCCTCGGAAGCGCGCTGCGCCGAGCGGGTTCGCTCAAGCGTCGCCTGGTTGAGCGCGCGCTCCTGCTCGCGCTGCTGGGCAGTCAACGCCTTCTTCTGCGACTGTTGCGCCGAGAGACCTTGGTAGACACCGGCGCCCGCAGCAAGGGTTCCTGCTGCAAGGGCTGCTGCGATCGCGCTAGAGAACACGGGCATTTGTCAACTCCTTGACGTAGGTCTGTTCACGAAGAGCGAAGCCGAGGCGACTGGCCATGCCGTCCACACTCTCTTCGCCCGGAATCTGCAACGTGTGCAGCACGACTGCGTGACACCCTCGTTCGGATGCCCAGCGCTCTAGCGACTCGACGAGTCGGATGGCAGCAGGGCCGCGGCGGTATTCCGGCTGACACCACCAGGCGAGTTCGATGGCGAGCCGCACGTCCGGCGAGAACCACGTGAACGACTCGACCGCGACGAGGGCGCCGTAGGTCACGCCATTGCGCTCGTAAACGAAGATCACCGCGGCATCGCTCGCCAGGAGTAGGCTCAAGCTGTCCTCGATTCTCTCCATCGGCACATCACGCATCGTTACGTGATCCCGGAACCGCTCGGCGAGCGGGAGGATCGCGGGCAGGTCGTCGATGGTCGCGCGGCGGATCATCGAGCGCCACGAGATCAGCAGGTACCCTAGTTCATGGGCACCGCGCTACAGATTCGCGAGCGGGTCGTAATCGCGTGTCGTGTTGCGCCTGACGAGTGCCTCGATCATCTCAAGGCGACGTGGCGTGTCGAGCAGCGCGAGAACGTAGGCAGTTCCAAAGTCGGGCGATCGACCGATCTTCGCTTCAATCTCTTCACGCGACGCTACGGCGATGGCGGTGCCGACCATCTTCCAGGTTGGCGCCGCGAGGTCCGCGAGCAGGCGCTGGTCAGGCGGCAGCGCGACACCGAGGTTCGATTGCGGATCGAGCATCTCGCGCATCTTCCACCAGAGCTGACTGCGCAGATTGCGAAACTGCAGGCGGCCGCTGCGGTCCGGCGCGGTTGCCTTCTCGGCCACGTTGATCGGCACGACCTGGAGCCCGGCCTGCTCAAGGAAGTCGGTCGGCGACGAGCCCACGCCGATCGAGTCGATATGGATCGGCGCCTTGTTACGCTGCGCTGCGACGACGAGCCCGGCTGCGGTCGGCCCGTCAGGCGTTGCCGAGCCCGGATAGACAAGCGGCGTGTCGAACCAGTTGCCGTGGCGCCGCGCGATGATCGTGTTATCGCGCCCGCCACGAGCGATATCGACGCCGATGCTGTCCATGTCGGCAAGCACGTCAGGCTTCCGCCAGCGAGCCTGGGCAGCCTCAATCCAGGCGGTCGGGATCACCTGGAACGGATCAGCCTCGATGCCAGCCGTGAACGAGCCATAGAGCAGTTGGCTGCGCAGCGGCTCAGGCAGCGCCTGCAACTGCGCAAGGTACCCCGTATTGAGAAGGTACGGGTTGTCGGTGATGCGCCCCGGGATGAACGTCATGGACTGGGGCGTGATGCGTTCGCCATTGTGCTCGAACGTGGCGCCATCAGGTCGCTCGACTCGCTTGCCGTCAACCATCGCGAACCAGCGCAGTTCGCCGGGCGCCGCCGGGTGCGGGTGCCCCTTGTCGATCCAGGGCGCCAGCCAGTTGAGAATCCAGCGACCTTCAGCCGTGGATGGCGGATTGAATGTCATAAGCACGCGGCACCGCTGGCCTGGAGTCGTCGTGCGCAGCCAGCCCATGAGGAACGTCGCATCCTCCTCGCGCATGTTCGCCGCCTCGTCAAGGCAGAGCAGATCGCGCGGGCGCCCCTGGTATTTCTTGACATCGCCGGGCGCAGGGAATGAGCCTAGCTCCACCTGGACATCGACGCCGTCGTGGCGCTTGAACCGCCAGATGCGCTCGCTGCCGTTGTAGGAGTCGCGCGACCCGAGCAGTTCGGCGATGCGATCGTTCACCGCGGTGAGTTCGGTGCCGTTCACGCGGAAGATCCCGACCTTGCGGTGCTCGGTGAGCGCGAGCCCGACAGCGAGGTCCGTCTTGCCAGCGCCTGCAGCGCCGCCGTAGAGCGTGATATCGGCGCGGCTCGCGGCTGCCATCGACTGCGGCCCGGGCAGCGGGCGCCATGGGCGCGTATCGGACGCGGCGAGGCGTTCGAGTTCCGCGCGTTCGGCTGCCGTGAGGTGCGCGAGCAGTTGCTCAGTCGTCGGGGTTGTTGCGGACATGATCCCAGTCGCCGGTCGCGTGATCGTGCAGGTGCGGCGTGTGCTCCGCGTTGTAGCGGTCGAGGGCGGCCTTCATCAGGGCCGCGACCTTCGTGCTGCGCTCGGCGTCGCTGATCACGACGGGATGCTCCTCGTCGCCGGTCAACTGGACCCTATCGCCATACTTGCGCGAAGTCTTCGACAGGAGCTTGAGGCGCGTGTCGATGCGCAGCCTCGCCCAAGCGATCTGCCCGCTATCCATCTGGCCGGACGCGAGCGTGCGCGGTTCCTCGTCAGCGATGCCTAGGATCTCCTCGGCGACGACATCGTGCCCAACGTCCAGCGCCTCGCGATAGCGCGCGTCGAACTCGGGGTGCGCGCGGCGCCATCGCGTGATCGTGAGCAGGGAAGGGTTGCCTTCGATCAGGCACCAGCGCGATGGCTGGCCGCCGTCGGCAACCCACTTGAGTATCTCGTCCGCTGCGAGCTGGTCGAATGGCTCAGTCATAGTTGCGAAGCTCCACGTTTCTCCTATCGAGCCTGCATATCTTGGCGATGCACCAGTAGCTGACCATGAACTGCTGCGCCAGCACCTTCAGCGGCACGCCTTCATCCTCACGCAGGCGTCGGATCTCGTTCACCTGTATATCGGTAAGTCGAGCGCGCGGGTGAGATTCACCGCAGCGATGGCCGGTAGGGCCACGGTGAACACCGTCTTCGTCGATGATCGTGTTCCTCATGTGTCACTCTCCTTGATCACAGCCAGTAGCAAGTCGATGTTGGTTGCCAGCAAGATCAGCCCAAGCTTCTCGCGCGTGCTGAGTCCGTTGATCGCATGGGCTCCCTTGCCACTGTGGAAGATGGAATGCCCATAGCTGCAGCCTTCCAGGAACAGATTGATATGGCTGTCGCCACCAAGCAGGTCGCGAGCGAACGTGAGCAGGTTGGCCGCATTCTCGCGGCGGAAGCGCGCGGCGTCAGTCGACATCGTCATCGCCTCCGACACTCTGTTGTTGCAGAAGCGCCAGTCGCGCCGACTGCAGTCGCGACCACAGCACGATGGACCAACCGGCCACGTCCTCAAGCTCCTGCTGGATCTCGTCGAGCAGCGCGTCGGGGCTGCGTGACCAGGAGCGATCGCCGTATTGGCGTTGGCCCGCATGCATACGTTCCGTGACACGCGCGAAGAACGCTGCGATCTTATCGTCGAGTTGCATCAGCCTAATCCTAGCGAGTCAAGCTCGGCGAGTCTCGACTCAACGTCGTTCAGAACCTCGGACAGCTTGGCTTGAGAGCGATACTGCACTTCGGCCAGCCAGCCACGGTCGTCACTGTAGTGAAGATGCGAATCGGTAATCGGGAACTCCATCAGGGCGTCTTGCAACAGCACGCGAACATGCGCGAGGCGTTTGCGATAGCCGGGCGCGAAGGTGCGGAGGTGTGGGGCGTCTGGATTGAGCGGTGGGTATTTCATGCGAACACCGCCAGCGCGAAGAACGCGAAGATGATGAAGGCGGCGCCGATGGCCTCTAGGCAATCGGCGAGAGTCAGCTTAGAGTTCGGTTCCATTACGACCAGCTCCTCTTGTTAGCGTTAGCGTGCAGGCGCTTCGCGACCCAGGCTCTAAAGTGCTCCGGGTGTTCGTTGTGGTAGGTGAGAAAGTCCTGGCGCGTCATCTCGATGATGTGCTGCGTGTAGTCCTCGGTGTTCGAGAGGTTCTCCGTAGCGATATCCCAACGGACTTCGTCAGGCAGCCACGGGCAGCCGCTCTCTTCGACGAGTTCATCGACAGCGTGCGACAGACAGTACGTCCACAGCATTACACCATAGACGCCGTCCTGGTTACAGCCGCGGTGCTCGCAACGTGGTGGTAGGTTTCTCATGTTAGCTTTCTCCTTGTAAGTCAGATGGTGATCTGGTTGTCGTCGATCTCGGTCGCGAGGTTGCTCGTGGCCACACAGAGCTTGCTGTCGATGTCACGCTCGACGCTGCCGCGGATCGCCTCGATGATGTGCGCCACCTCGTCCTCGCGGTCGCACCGCATGACATGGCGTCTCGCTCCATAGCGGAACGTGATCGCCCTGGGGAAGTCAGGCCCGCCCTTGAGCGACTCCTCGATCAGCGACTGCACCAGGGGCAGCGGCACCTCGGCGAGGTCCATGGTCGCCCTCGTATTGTCATACGATGCGCCGCAGCCGCGCACGAGGCGCAGAGGTTCGTTCGTTTCGAGGTCGGCGTTTACGAGGACGACGTCGACGAAGTAGGTTCGCAGCGGCACGATACGGACGAGGCACTCGCCCGAGCGAAGCATCGAGAGCTGCGACGCTAGGTTGCTGACCCGGCGTGTCATGCTGTTCACGCGACGGTCGCGAGCCTCGATGGCGTAGTTGAGCGCCGAGAGAATGCCCTCGCCGATGTCGGACGCGGGCGCCTTTGCGATGAGGTCTCGCAGATACTTGATGTCGTGTATATCCATGGTCTGGTCTCAGTAGTTGGATCGCTTCGGGCAGACGACGTAGAGCAGTGGACCCATGGTGTAAGTCTCGATGCCTGCCGCCTGAAGGATGGCGCGTGCATCGTCGAGGCGATATGTTAGGCAACCGAAACGCCTGCGTCGATGACGCGCGTCAGGTCGGCGACGCGGCGCTTGAGTTCCTCTTCGGGCAGGCCGTCGATGATCTTGGCTTCGAGTTCGCGAATGCGATCCTCGTAGCGGCCGATCTCGATTGAGAGCCGCATGGCGACATCGGTGAGACCGGGCGTCTGGACGATCAAGCGGAGCACTGCATAGGCTTGGGTGATCAGCATGGGACTGGTTCTCCTTGGGTTGTGAGCTATTGGACGCTGATGCCGAACTTGGTGAGCGAGTCGAGCTTCTCCCGTGCCCACAGGATCTTGCAGGCGATCAAGGCGTCAACGACCTGCTTGGCTTTGATGCGGATCGACTCGGCAGTCACGCCCGACTGCTGGGTGAAACCACTGGTCGAGTTTGCCTCGCCAACGACCGCGACGTAGACGTTGACTTGGCTTTGACCAGATGCGAGGAGTTCCGAGATGACGGTGCTCGCCGCCGTGGGGCATGCGTCCGATGCCCAAGACAGGGTCAGCGCGCGCAGTCCCTTGCGGTATACCGTGAAGAACGGGTTGAACGGCTTCAGGGCGCGACGGGTGGCGGGCTTGACCGGCAGACGGCAGTGGATCGTGATCCGCACCTTGGCCAGGTCAGGCTTGGCCGCCTCGGCCGCGGCAATCTCGGCGAGCAGCTCGCGCTCGCGAGTCTCGTAGCGACAGATCGCCGTGCTGAGGCGGTCAGCCACAGCCTGGAGGGCCGGGTTCGTGTTGATGGCGCGGAGAACTTGACGGGCTTCGTTGATGTCCATGACGACGAGTATTACCCTTCCATCGTCCATCTGGGACATAATATCTAGAGAATCTTCTAGAGGTTGGCGCAAGTCGCGGTGCCATCGAGGCTTGCGCAGCAAAGAATCTTTTCTCTACGTCTCGTCGCCCTCGGGGGCGGCGCGACGCAGTTCGTCGATGGCGGCGGTCAAGGTCTCGCTCCAGGGCTCGCGCCCGCAACAGGCCCGGTCGTCATCGTGGATCATGTCGATGTCCTGGGCTCCGCCGCCACGGTGTGCGCGCAAGAGGGTCGAGGTGAAGCGGGCCCAGGATAAGGGCTCGCGATCGACAAGGTCCGCGTGATCGAAGCGCGGCGCCGGGCGGCGAAGCGGCTTCACGGGGCACCTCGCAGCCGCTTGAGCCGGGCCTGCACGTCCGCGAGGCGGAAGCTCTTCCGCTCGGCCTTTAGCCGCGCCTTGCGTTCGCGAGTCTCGCCGATGCTTTCGAGCTTGCCGCGCACCAAGTCAGGCACCGCGTCCGGGTTGAAGACGCGCAGCGGCTGCCCGCACCCGGTGCAAGTCTCGGGCAGCTTGGTACCGGCTGCGCTGATCGTGATGACGTCGTGGCCGCGCGACTCGCGGAAGGCTGGACTGACCGGGTTGCTGGTACCACAGGTCAGGCATCGGCAGAGCCACAGATCGGTCGTCCGGGCGGCGCGAGCGGCGGCGCGGCGTGAGTGGGTCGTGGGGGTTGGGACGGGCATGGTCACTTGGCCTTCCTTTTAGCCGAGGCTGGAGCGCGTTTGGCGGCGAACACCAACCTGTCGCGGATGACGATGCGCCCTTGGTCGATGAGGTTGGCGATGCAGTCCTCGACGAGTTCAAGCACCTTATCATCGTAGAGCTCCTCGGACTCAAACAGACTCCTCGGGACGGAGTCTTGGTAGTAGTCCCAGTCGAGCGCGACGAGAGCCCTAGCAAAGTCAGCGAGGTTGCGACCACGATGGTAGCCACGGAGAAGGCCGTGGACTGGGTCTTTTGGAGTTGGGACGGGCATGGTCACTCGCCCTCCCCCTTGACCGGGGCCAGGGCGAACTCGGCGGCGAACGCCAAGTTGCGGCGGATGACGATGCGTCCGGCCTCGATGAGTTCGACGAGGGCGGTCTCGAAGGATTCGCTCACCTGGCCCAGGGAGCGACCGGCGAGTCTCTCGTCTGTCCGACGGAAGTAAAGGCCCTCCACCAGCTCGTCAGCGACCCGGTCGAGGGGAAGGTAAATGCCACCGGGGTGCTTGAGCATCTCGGCCATGACAAGGTCGCGGGCCCACGCATCCTCCTCGCCATACGGACTCGGGTTCCGAATCCTGGCGAACTCGGAGCACCCGATCTTGGCGAGCTCGATGAGGTCGTCGCACTCCACAGGCACGAGGTCTCGGTAGCTCTTCCAGTCGGGCTTGCCGAGCTCTTCGGCTAGATCCCCCAGGCGACGGCCCCAGGGGTGGAGGAAAAGGAGGTCTTCGAGATTGAGACGCAGATCCTTCAACTGATCGGGGGTGAGGACCGGCTTGGCCGGTTCGCGTGAAGATTCACTCATAGCTTTGCTTCCTAAAATGACGTTGCCATTCTCCGATCCCGCCGCGGACAGCCCAAGGTAGGTTGCCGCCGAGATCGTGGCGCCACGGGGCGCGTAGACGGGTTGTATCACAAGGCGATCCGGGGACGCAAGGCTCGGTTGAAGGAACGCACCCGCCGAGCCCTGCGCTGATCCTTATCGAGTCTGGGGGGCGGACGGCGCGGAGCGCCGCCGGGGCGCAGCCCCTTGGAT